TAAATCTAGTTTTGATAGTTATGTGGATCGATATGGACAAGATACTACCTTGGCAAATTCCGCTCGGTCAGACTTAGCATCAGCACAGGCAACTCAAACAGACCGCCTACGTTCTGATATTGGTGATTTTGCCCAAGCTTCCGCAGTCAACCAAGGTAACATATCCCGAAATATTGGTACGTTAGGAACGGGTATCGATGCGGGGTTTGAAACGCTTGGAAGTGCGGTAGGCACAGGTTTTGCAACTTCTTCTATGGAAGATCAGATTGCACAGGAAAACTTTAATACCCGATTAGGAAACGTGAGAGAACTTATACAAAGCACCTCAGATTCCTTGGGTGTGGAAACCGCTGATCAGTATAATAAGCTTATCAACGCATTTGATGAGAACGGGAACTTAATTGCTAATTCTATTGACGCCCAAGGTAACACAATCTCCCGTGCGCTAGATGATCAAGGAAATGTCATTGAAAGAAAGCTGGATATAAACGGGAATGAGATAAGTGCCGTATCCATGGACGTTGAAACAATGTTGGGCAACGCAGAAGCTTACGAACGGTCACTAATGGGCCAGCTAGATAAACGCTTTGATCAATCTGAGGAAGCCACAAACACTGAACTTCAGGCAATTTCTAGAGGCTTCTCACAGCAAGATAAGAAGTTGGATACGCAAACTCGCAACTTAGCAGGTATAGCCGCTGAACAAACCGACTTAGATATGAATATGCGTAATGAATTTAAACAACTAGAACAATCTTTTGATGATCAGGGCAACTTAATACAGAACTCAGTTTTAGAAAACGGAACAACCGTTTCAAGAGCAATGGATGACAAAGGTAACTTACTACTACGGTCTTTCGACGCACAAGGTAGCCGTGTGGGTGATCAAGTTATGAATATTAACAGAACACTAAATAACTTGTCTCAATTGGCTACACTTCAGGGAGCAAATGTATCTATGGGCAATTTAAGCCCAGCTATGTCGGCAGGAGCGCCTGAAACAGGTTTTGCCTCGCCGTTTGCAACTACGAGGTAAATCATGCATCCAACAACAGTATCTAAAGATTGCGTAGAACTTGTTAAAAAGTTTGAAGGTCTGCATCGAGTGAAAGACGATGGGATGGTACACGCCTATCGTTGTCCCGCAGGAAAGTGGACTTGCGGATTTGGGGCGACCAAAGGGGTGCGCTCTGGAGTTAAGTGGACTAAAGAATATGCCGAAATGCGTCTGATTGAGGACTTAGAGGAACACGGCAAGATTGTTAAGAAGTACGTTAATGTACCTTTAACTCAATCTCAGTACGATTCCTTGACCTCATTTGTATTCAATTTAGGCGGGGGTGCGTTCAGATCATCAACTTTGCTGAAGCGCCTGAACAGCGGAAAGTATGACGAATGCCCTGAACAGATCATGCGGTGGAACAAAGCCCGTGTTGACGGCAAACTAACACCGCTTCGTGGGCTAACACGCCGCCGTACCGCAGAGGCTGCTATCTTCTCCCGTGACGCTCAGTTGCCTTCGGATGAAGGTGGGCCACAGATGGTTCAGAAACCTACCGCAGAGGCCCCTAAGTCGCTTGCTAAGTCTAAGACAATGGCGGGGGCCGGGATCGCTGGGGCGGCTACTGCAATGAACGAAGTAGCAGGTCAAATGCAGGGGCTGGTAGCTTACGCCCCTATGCTCAAAACAATCTTCTTGGTGTGTGCAATCGGCGGGATCGCATTAGCTGCATACGCACGTTTTAAAGACAATAAAGAAGGCGTCCATTAATGTTCATATTTGGCAAGATTAAAATGTACATCATTGCCACTTTGGCGCTGGCCCTGCCCATTATTTACGTTTTTGGACAGGTTAAAGGACGGGCAAAAGAAAAGAATAAAGTTCTAACTGATGAACTTGAAGCCCGTCAAAGACAATATGATTTTTATAAAACGATGGCAGATAATGAAACTGACAATCTTACTGACCGCAAGTCTATTACTGACAGGCTGCGCTCAAACGGTTTATAGGACCAAACTCGAAATCTACTGTCCACAAATCAAGCAGTATGATGAGCGGTTCAACAACCAATTAGCTGATGAATTAGAAAGTCTTCCTGCCGCATCTACGGCAATCGATGAGGCTGTAAAAAACTACATCTACCTGCGGGATCGTATCCGTAGATGTAATGAGGAAAAGGATAAAATCTAATGGGCTTTTGGGCAGATAATTTTGGCGGTGGTAATAGCTTCACTGAGAGTGTAGCAAATACGTTTACCCCTAACGATGGCGCTTCCTACGTTAATGGAACGCTAACGTATGACTCTGGGTCTAACGCAGGTACGGTTGTTCCGACAAACTCTTCAGGGGGATACGGAAGTGATAGTGCTGGCAATTCGGTTTATACGGGTAGTGCGAACACCACAGGAAACGACACTGAGGCCAATGTTACTTCTAGTGGAGTAAACGAAGACTTTGTGCCTAAAGGCGCTGCCCCGTCTGGAATTAATAAGATTTTAGGTTTTGCATCACCTATTGGTGTTATTGGCGCATTAGCAGGGTGGGCTAACGGCACAGACCCTGAAAAAGATCCTAGTCAGGTTGTAGATGGTAGGGTGGTGTATACTCGACCAGGAAAAGATGGGGAGCCAGATTTTCAATACTCCCATAACTTTTTGGGAATGCAGTATCAGGTAGAAGTGAACGAAACCACGGGTCAGGTACAAGACTTCTTACGCAAAGATGCGTCTGGTAAATACCCTGGGGAGGAAGGTTATGATCAATCGTCTTCTGGCTATGAAAAAATGGCCCAAGAAGCCCGTGAGCGTGGGGATAATGCTCAGGCAGACGCTATTCTTCAAGAAGCCGCCGACAATGGTACTGAGGACGATGGTAGTAACTCTACAACGTCAGGGGCAGAAACCATCATTAAGATGGCTGAAGAAGCTGGTATGGCTACCAGCAACGAACAAATACAAGCTATCCTAGATGATCCTGCGGGGTGGCTAAAGGCTAACGGCGCAAATCTTGTAGATAAGCTGCCTAATCTTGATCCTGAGACTGTAGGAACATTGTTAGACCCTACCAGCGAAAACTACTTACTAGGGGAAAGCCCTGAAGTAGAGGTGGAGCAGACGGGTGAAACAAACCTTGTAGACAGTGTAGATAATCCTGGTGCAGTAACTTATGACGCCAGCACTACAGAAGATTTGCTAGGAACTGACGCAACAACAGTAAATGCAGCCACAGGTGAGATCCGTGATGAGAACCTAGTAGACGCTGAACAAATTGATATGCAAGGCGCTGCCACAGGTGTAAATGCAGACGGCACAGTAAGTGTTACAGGCGAGGCTTTAAATGACTTTGCCACACAAAATATTAGTAATATTATTGATACGTCTACGGTTGCAGGTAAACTTCTTGCCCAGAAATTAGGTGAAGGCAACTACACGGATAGCAAGGCTACTATCCTTGGGCAGATGGAAATTATCTCTGCCGAATTTAAAAATAGTGACGGTGACCCTGTAATACCCCCGTGGGCGCAAGCACTGGCCCGTGAAACTTCTAAAACGATGGCCTTCTCAGGTATCTCTGGTACTGCCGCAACCGCTGCAATGAGTAATGCCATCATGGAAGCAACCCTGGGGATTGCAGAAAAAGAAGCAACATTCTTTCAGACACTAACAACTAAGAATTTAGATAACAGACAAGAAGCTATCATTAATAAAGCCGCCGTGCTGGCTAAATTTGAAATAGCTAATCTGGATGCCAGACAGGCCGCTGCGGTACAGAATGCTAAAGCATTCTTGGAAATGGATTTGGCTAACCTGACTAATGAACAACAGGCTGAAGTTGTGAATACTCAAGCAATGGTTGACGCCCTGTTTAATGATCAGGCGGCTATTAACGCAGCCCGGTTGTTTGGAGCAGAACAGACTAACGACATGCAAAAGTATTATGACAATATGAATGCACAGATTTCGTTGCAAAACTCTGAACAGCTAAACCAAATGAAAAGGTTTAATACAGGTGAAATCAATGACGGGCGAGAGTTCAACGCCAAACTAGAGCAATCCCGTCAAGAGTTTTATGCCGACATGCAATACAACTTAGATCTTGCTAATGCCAAATGGCGTCAGACGGTAGCTACTACAACCACAGAAATGGAGTTTGATGCTGCAACAACTGACGTAAAGAATACATTAGATGTTTCAACAGAAGCAATGACCCGTATGTGGGATCGTGTGGACAATCTTTTAGACTATATTTTCAAGGGATGGAATGCGGAGTCAGATCGTGACGCCACCATACTAGCTGCCGAAATTAGAGCGCAAGCAGGTAGCAGCGGGGGCGGAAATAGTTTTGTAGATGGGCTATTCAAGCTTGGTGCAGCGTGGATCACATCTAAATCAGATCAACGCCTGAAAGAAAACATCGAATACTACGACACTATTAAAGGTGTCAAATACTACACCTGGGATTGGAACTCAGAAGGAAAACGTGTGGGCGCAGATAAGCATCCTGGTTTTGGTGTGATCGCCCAACAAGTGCAAAAGAAGTACCCCAAGGCAGTGTCAGTTGGTGAGGATGGATACCTGATGGTTAATTATGGAGAGATCCAATGAAGTTTGAAGACGCTGTAAAGAAATCCATCAAGGCATTTATGCAAGGTAAGACGCCCAGTGCTACTGATGAAATGTCGGAGGGCGGAATAT